TCATCACTCATATCGTTGATACCCTTTCCAGCTTTCTCTAAAGCCTTTTTGAAGAATGTTTGGTAGTCTGCTTCTTCTACCATTACTTCTTTAACGATTTCCTTTAATCTATTTCTAGTTATCATATTTTCTTTTTTATCTGGTAAACCCTTATGTGATGTTGATGCATAATCTTTAGCATCTTTATCGGACATTGAATCTGCTGCTTTTTCTACTTCAGGTGATGGATTTTCCATATCACCCTTTTGTGCTGCATGAACCATACCCATAAATCTTTGTTGTGCTTTAGATACTGCTGGCATTTTATAAAGTTCTTAATTTTTCAGTTATTCCCATTAACCTTTCTCTGATTTTATATAGAGATGCATTTGTTCTTTTCCAGTAATCTTCTTTCTTAAGTCCATTTTCGGTCTTAATTTTAGAATACCAATTAACAAACTTCTCTATTTCAGAAAGCTGTCTTTGTATATTAGAAACACCTCTACCAACTTTTGCTTTTGGTGAAGATTCTTCTCTTTTTAATTCTAACCATCTGTTTTCAGCCATAATCATACCACTAATATCTGCAATTTCTGCTCCAGGTTCTTTTTTAGCTGCCGTTGGTTTGGTTGGTAACCCCTCATCTTCACTTGTTGCCACATCTCCTAAAGCCCAAGATTTTTCACTTTCTTCTAAATTATCAACAACGGTTCCACCAGTTACGCTGGCTAATCTATTGTTTTTCTTTTTAGTTTGTCCAGGTTTAGCAAATGCAGCCGGTGTATCATATCCTGCAACATTGCCAGTCACACTCATTTCATCCAAAGTTTTTTGAACGTATTTTTCTCTAATGTATTTACGAATGGCTTCTTTTAATCTTGCTTCCATTATTTTACTTTAGATTTAAGTTCTTTAATTAGCTCATAAGAAAGCATAATAGATGAAACTTGAGAATCAGATACAGTCTTTCCAATTTTCATTTTTTCTAAAACGGAAATAGTTTCTGATAATTTAATTTGTGTAACTTTATCTTTTAGTTTTGATTTAATACTGTTTAATTCAGCGATTATAGTTGGTAATTGTGTACCAACATAATCTTTAAATTTAGTAGTATTTGAGATGTTGTTTATATATTCTTTCAACAAATTCTTTTGAGATTCATTAAGATTTGTGTATTTTTTGTTGAAAGTTTCTACTAGAATCTTATAGGTAAGTAATCTAAGGTCTTTATCTTGTTGTTTATATGTTTCTATTAACTTCTTATCTTCCGCAGGTTTTGATAATTGTGCGGGTTTTGATGTAATATTTTCTATTAGGGTAATTTTAGAATTAAAAATATCTTTTATATCATATCCATCGGTTCTTTTCGATTCAAATACCTTATATATCGATGCCAATACTTTATAATTAGTAATTGGTGAAGACAAAAATTGTTCAATATCAAATTTTGTAGAAATTTCTTTAATAAGGTTAAATTTCTCTTTTGATAGTGCTAATTGATTTAATTTAGCATGCGCATCGCATACCGTTTCTACCAATCTATCCGCTTTTGTTTCGGAACTATATTTTTCCTTTAACAATATATCGTAAAGACGTAATTCTTTGTTTAACTCTGTATTTGGAGCAAAGAACTCTTTTACGATGTTTTTAGCGTTTTCGTTTTTATCTCCATTAAGAACTTCCAATGTTATTTGTCTTACTAAAAGCTCAAATAACACCCCAGTGTTCTTAAACTTGGAATGTTTAATTTTTTTCATTTATCTACCCTATATTTATTCTACCATATAAACTAACACATATAAATATAAACAAATTTTTCTTTATTAAATTTTAGTTTCATCTAATAGGTTTTTTTCATCAAGCATAGATGATTTTTCATTCAAAACCTTCTTTTTCGATGAAATTCCGTTTATATATTCTCTTGCTAGTTTTTTAGCGTTTGTGTTTAAGTTCCTGTCATCTCTCTTTCTATCCTTATGATTTTCCATATCACCCAATGGGTCTCTACCATACGGATGCTTATCTTTACCATAAGTATTACCTTCTCTCGGTCTTCCAATTCCCCTATTCAATTCAATTTCAGTTTTTAATTTACTGATTTCCTCCTCTACATTTTGTTGTTGTGGTGGATTTGCTGGGTCTTGTCCTTGCTGTTCAATTGAAGTATGTCTGAAACGGTCTTTAAGGTCTAATATCACTTTTGCTCTTTCAATATCGATTTCATCCTGTGATAAGCCAAATACATTGTTATACGCCCAATCCGATGATAACATATTAAGTGCCTTAACATCCGATGCTAATCTTACCTTCTCACTCCACAAATTAACCTTTTCTTGTTCATAAATTGTAGAAGCGTTTGTCAAACTTAATTCAAAGTTTGTCATTTCTGAATCTTCGATACCATTTGCTGCTAAATGAACTACTGCAATCTTTGCCAATTCACTAACAACGGTTCTTTGGATTCTTTCAATGGTTCTAGCAAAACGAACATCTTCTGCTGCCAATGTAGCTTTACCATTAACATTCTCATCATACGATAAGTACGCTTTTGGAACTCTTAATGCTGCAAATAATTTTGCTCTTAAGTATTCAATATCTTCAATAGCTGCGTACTCTAAACCTTGTAGGTTTTCAATAGATGTACCACTATCACTACCACGTACAGGTAAGAAGAAGTCTTCAGTAAGATTCTGAATATTGTATTTTAAGTTATAATCACCGGTATCTTTATTAACAAATGGAGTTTTTTTCATTTTGTTAATAATCTTCTGCATATAGTTATCAACCTCAACAGGTGGGATATTACCGATATCAATTTTAAACACCCTTTTTTCCGGTGCTCTCATAATACGATGGATTAACATCGCATCTTCCATAAGAGATAATTGTTTCCAAATTCTTCTTGCACCTTCTACCATTGATTTACCATAAGGCAGAAAGTTTGTATCGGATAACATACGAAAGTGAGCCATCTCATATTGCTCATATTCCTGTTTTCCAAAACGGTCTAACTCTACTTTATATTTAACATAATCCGGATTATTTGGGTCAGTACCTTCCAATCGTTCTACATTATAAGTTGAGTGGGGGGCTACGTTAATAATACCTTTACCAGGCATAATTTCTAATGCCAAAAATGCATCTCCATATTTTACTAAGTTTCTAATCCAAGGCCATAAGTTAAACTCCACATTCATTATATCATAAAATAGGTTATGTAGTATTTCTCTTACGTTTTCGTTTGTGGATTTAATTTGAAGTACATCACCATATTCGTTCTTAGTTGTACTTTCATCTGCATATATATCCAATGCTGACCCTATAATTGGGTCCATATCCATAGCATCATAATCTCTGAAAAGTTCTCTACGAACTTGATGATACGCCATTGATTGCGCACCTTGGTGTGTTTCGTAGTAAGACCTTTGTAATTTTGTGTACCTATCTCTAAGGTTCACAAAATTTGTATTCGTTTGTCTATCCTCAACATCAACTACTCTACGTTTACCATCTTTATCAATGGTTACGATTGCGTTTGTTGAAAATAGTTTTTTAAGTCTCCCAAAAAAACTTCTATCATCTTGGTTTTGTTCTGCCATAATTTATTTACCATTTTCTGCAAGACCAATATCTTGCTTTTGTTCTAGGACCTGGGTTTTCACAATTGTGTCTTGCTCTGAAAGATTTTCTTCTTTCTGGATTTGATTTTTTAATTTTTGCTCCCTTTTCACCGAAGTTTACTTTAATTACTTTTCCAGTTTTTGGGTTTTTAACATAAACCTTAAATTTCTTAACATCACCTTGTGTTGGTTTTCCCAATTTTACTTCTCTACCCTGATATTCAGCTTCAAACACACAAGGGCAATTTGCTTCGGTTAGTTCATTTGAATAAGATTTAAGATAATTGATAAAATCATCCATATCTTCCTGCTCAACATCTAATTCATCATAGTCATCAATCGGATTGTCTTGCGGAGTATCTCCCATAGCGTAAGCCTGGTCAACATATTCATCTTCATTTAAGATATTTGTTAATCTAATCATAGAATTTCTATTTTGGCATATACCATAAATATCAACATTTATTAAAACACTATAATTTATAACCACTGTGATAAATCCTCAAAGTCATCTCCTACTCTCATTTTCCAAGGATTATCACTTCTATCCGATGGTCCATATACTCCCTCATATTGTTGATTTGATGATATACTACCTAAAGTTCTTTTCGTCAAATCAATTCCTTCTTGTCTTAAACGGAGTGCAGTATCTCTAACCCATAAACCAATACAAAACGCCATTGTTAAGTCATCGTTATACCCTTTCATTGCTTCTGCTCTACCATTCATAAATATAAATGTAAACAGTTCATCAATCAAACGATTTGAACGAATTACAACGGATTTTTCTCTAAAGTATTCATCTAATTTAGATACAATTAAAGGTCTAGTTTTAGAAGTAGTTGAAAATCCAGCTACCATTTGTCTTTCATCGGAACGATATTTATTTCTTAATTGGTTTTCAACATCCACATATTTCAAATCCTTACTCATATAGAATAAGTTTTTATACTGCCTATCTATGACTTGTTGAATACAAGCCCATCCAATATTTGCGTTTTCTATTACAAGTAACGCATCATTGTATTGTGTAGATAATTCAACTAAAAAGTTTCCAAAATCTTTTGTATCAACTTTTCCTTTGTATTCAGCTACCTGCGTACAACTTGTGATATCCATAACATGAGCTGCAGAATAATCCGAACCGTCTCCTCTGGCCACATCGGCTACCACCATATAAGAACCATTTGCAGTAGGATATTCCCACCTCCAAAGGTTTCCATCAAATCCAGTCTTTTCTAATGGGTCTTGACAATAGCTCTCTTTATAGAACATTAATAATTCAGGATCTATAACCGTATCACCAGATGATACGAAATCACAATCACATTCTTGAGCAGCTTTCTTTGCACCTAATAGTTTTTCTTGTTCAGCTCTCCACGCATCTCCTCTTTCAGGATGAACTGTCCAATGTAATCTAATTGTATTAAATGGATTCTGCCCTTCTTCCGCTCCCAACCAAGTTTTATGAAACCAGTTACCCACACCATTTGGAGTAGATAATGCAATACAACTACCACCCGTTGATAAAGTAGATTGAGCCGCTACCCAAATTTCATCGATATCATCAATAAAGGCGGCCTCATCAAATATTAGAAGTGA